GCGCTTCTGCTGACTCCGGAGTTCGCTAATACCATCAGTGCCCCAGTCGGCACCGGAGAAATAGCAGAAAGTTGTGATATCTTTTTATTGGCCATGCCTTATTCCTTCTATATTATACACTTTTTAATACAGCGGTATGTAGTTCTCCACTAGTAGTCCGCTTGTTTCTTCTAACTCAAGTCTAAATCCATCAAAATCTCCAGTTGAACCATCAAGTGGGCTATCAGTTTCTAATAAATGATATTCTTCCAGCTTTCTATCTGATAAAAACCCGCTCATAAATAAACCTTTTGATAAATCGTCAGGATCTATTTCTGTACTGAAGCTTGCAGAAAATACTTTATTTTCTCCTATACTAGTATCATATGAAAATTTATCCAGCTTTGCCCCATTGAAAGAATATCTAATTAGTTCATCCGTCCTTGTTTCTAGCGGAACCGACCCGGGATGGACTGGCTCTGCCGTATTTGCCTCTCTGCAAATTCCGGGCATATCCAAGGTTATTGTAAAATTATAGTCTTGATTTACGTTTACTAAATCTATCAAAGACCCAGAGCTCATTTTTTCAACTATTCCATTTATGTCTATAGTAACCGGCGCTGTAAAATTTACTTTCCTACTAATAGGAAATTTATATCCTAAACTTTTTTCTGTATCTCTAGGTACGTCAAATGAGATTACGTAAGATTCTAAATGAAGATTATCGAAATCTATTCCCATCCCGGAGAAAGAGTCTACTGTAAAATTTATATCTCCCGGCCGTACCACTGATATAGGATTTCTTTCTATCCTTTTGGGTATTACGCAATGCATATCCGAGAATTGATTACCGCTTTTAGGCTCTATAGTGGGAGACATGAATCCGCTTCCACTAGTCTCGAACATAACATTTTCCCCGACATAAGTTACATCAACCGTGGGGAAAGTCCCGACCGCAGCCTCGGTAGAATAAGAGGTCATGTAGCAACGCCCGAAAGAAATAACGTTATATCCAGTTGCATTTGGATCTGTAACTTCTTGTGGGTCTCTACTTGTTAAATTCTCCAACCTCTCTCCGGTAAAAATATCTTCCAAGTCTCCCCTTACGGCTAAATAAAAATTCTTCTTGTCTCTATAAGTTCTAGCCGGGAAAAACGGGTCATAAGTTCCTTCTTGATAATAAAAGTCTTGATGCTCTTCTTCGTCAACGAAGCCAGAAAGCAGGGTGTGCCCAATATTATTTGCAAAGAATGGAGAGCCGTCAAACGGTTCTTCAAATTGTGGATAGTTTACATAAAGACCTAGCTTCGATTCGTTAGACAAATCAGACACTAAATACCTAAATGAAAAGTTAACCTCTGGAGGATTTATGATCGGCCGCCCCAATACAGATCTAGTATTTAACTGATTGATCTGAGTATGAGGTATACTAATATCGTAAGACAAAGATTGAACTCTGTCTATCTGCTTAATAAGATTATGAGTGATTAATGGGTTAGAATAATCGTCATGAGGAGCTCCTCCAAAATAACTTAAAAAGTTATGTCCGGATGGCCCTACGAAAAGTCCCTCTACATTGTATAGAACTCTTGACATTATTCTCCATCATACTTACTGCAGTAAAGTATACCAGCTAGAAAATCATCCACTTGATGCTCGTAGGCTATGGATTGTATTTCTTTGACCCTGTCATCATTCCTGTCAACAGGTTCAGCAGCGTATCTCCCAGCTTTAGCTAGCCAATTTTCAGGCTCCTCATTATGTATAACTATATTCGATATTTGCTGCGCTACTTCTTTTTGAGTTTTGTTCAAACGTTTACGACTATGAAGTTGCCTCAACGCAGCTTCTACTTCTAGATTAAGTTTATCTGCAAGATTTAAATTCTCTTGAATTCTAGACAAGCTAAATCTTGTTTGTTTTTCGGCTTTCAACCCGATAGGGTTTTTAGTATCAGTCTCTTTAGGCCTGCCTGTGCCTTCTGGCCTACCCTTTTGCTGTGGCACTGGCTTAGCTTTTTGAGTAGGAATTTCCTTCGGAGGTTTATTACCTAAGACCGGCTCATATAATCCACTATCTTTATATACTTTAAATTTCTCTTGTGATTCTATAGACTCTTCTGTAGTTGGCATGCGGCCAGATTCAATAGCTTGAATACCTTCTTCTGGAGTTAGCACTCCGAGCTCTATCAATCTACTATATACTCTAGCGTATATAGAATTATCTCTTAGATCCAAATCTTCGAAATGAGGAGTTGGGTAATTTTTAAAACCCATTTCCTTTGAGAGTCTTTTAATTTCCGGCATTAAGAAATCATTAATAAATACTTTCCTGCCTTCATTCAATCTCTCCATAAACACTTGAACTTTAATACTTGAATTAGCGAACTTCTCATCGCTTAATAAAATATTGTTCAAGCCCATTTGAATATCATGATTTACAACTTCATATTTCTTTGGGTCTAGTATACCTGCGATGTCAGGAATTACGAACTTAGCTTGAGTTGTATAATCTGATATTAGAACTCTACCAACAGATTCATTCTCAAAGAGTTTCTGCATGGCCAGCAAGTTCTTTTGGTTGACTCCGCCTTTTTCTGGCTCTGCGCCCATAGTGACTAATAAAATAGACTGGTTAGTCGTGCGGGTCAAAGCCATGTCCATCTTTTTCATCTCTTGCTTCCAGTTAATATCTTCTAATACTGGATACCCCATTGGGACTGAAAATGGTTCGTAGTCCTGCTTCTTGTAAAAGACTGCGGTTATTTTATCTAAAGGAAGAGGTATAGTGACTGCGTTATACCCCGGTTTTTTATTTCCCTCACCTTTAATTTTTTTAATAGTCTCCGGATCAAAGCTTTCTAAAACTTGCCTATCTTCTTCGGTTCTCGGACTTCTTAATCTTTCTAATTCATAGTCAGTTAATACTTTTCTAAACTCTCCAGTTGCGAAAGTAATATTTCCTGAAATTTGTATGTCCGCAGGATTGAGTATGATATATCTTGCTGGCAATTTGAAAGATGCGTTAGAGTTCAATCCGAAAGTTTGCGTCATTTTAGTGACGTCAGCTTTAGAAACATTAGCGTCAAACCTATGGATAAACACATTTCCCGATCTATAATACTCTCTAAAGAATCTACTTTGGAGACTATTCATATTTATTTTCTTGCACAGAGCATCGAAAAAGTCTCTGGCTTTTTTGCTTCCACCAGTAAGATAAATCTCACTCATAGAGAACTCTGTCATGAGATCGATAGTATTTCTAAAAACTGAAAAATTGTAGTAAGCTTTCTGACAGAGGACTATTGTGTCTCTAATATCCAAACTTGAATTATTAGTGACACCTTGGGAATATCGAAATGGAATTATACCATCGTCTATATTTCTGTAGCGATCTGTCCGCTCAATAGAGCCAGCCTTGTTGCGCCGAGATCTGGTGGACGCAACGGTTTCCATAACTTCTCCACCAGCCATTAGCGGCTCATTAAGAGAGTTTTCGTTGTTAGCTTTTCTTTTAGCGGCCATTTTAACTTTAAATTACACTTAATCGATCATCCTTGGAACAAAAGTCGCATTAACTTCTTCGACTTTGACGTTCTTCATATCATTATACGCTTTTACTGCCCAATTACCTAACATTAATGTTGTATAATTATCTTTTCTGGCCCTGTTTGCAGAAGTACTCCTGCGGAGATGCTGAGGAAGGTCAAAGCTCTGCGTACCTTTGGCCGTAGTTTTAACCTCCACAAGAGCACATTGTTTCTTTGTTTGATAGATTAGGTCATCCTGAGTCTCAATCATTTCTCCTATATCGTTAAAGTGAGTCAGCTTAAGGGGTATCTTGATTGAAGATACTTTAGAGAAGAAGCTGCCTGAAGCTGCGGTTCTGGAAGCGAAAAATATTCTTTTGTGGTCTATGCAGGATTGTAAATATTCATTAGCATTTCTCAAAAAGTCAGAGCTGAAAACCTGCTTAAAACAAACTACATGATCTTTGGGACTATAAGTCCTTTTGACTCTTTTTAGTTCTTTGTCATACTCTATGCCCTGTTTCTCTGTATTAAAATCGAAAAACTTAATTTCAAGATTAGACTCCCTAAAAACCTCTGACTCATTTGCGCTATCAATAAATTGATACCCAGCATTATCTATAATTATCAGCTTAATGTTAAAGTTTTTATATAAATAAAATAAATACTTGATATGGTCTTTTAAATCTCCACCAGCTACTGCATAAGAATGAACTAAAGTATAAGACCCTTCGTCTAACTCTAAAAGCGACATCGCGAAATAATCAGAGCTAGGGCTGTTACTAAAGCTGGGGTCTATCCCAAGTATATACTCTTTTTCTGGATTACCTGTAACTAAGCTATGCGGTGCTTCTCCGTCGGGGACTGTGCATTCATGCATTTTCTTCGCGCTAAAATAACTATCGCTTCCATCTGTAAATTGAGCGCAGTACTCCCGTTGGAAAGATGAATTAGACGTACCTCCCGACTGGGCTTCTTCGATAATGGTCTTGTCAATCATATCTGGAGGCACAGAGTCAAACCCCATTTGAGATATGAAGTATTTAGAATCTAAAATATCATCAGAGTAAATATTACCCATCCATTCTTTATAGGTCTTATACAAGTTCTCGAAACTATAACTAGCAGAAGATAACGCGATCATTTTAGATTTATTTTCAAATACCATTCTATCTTTATCTGCCATTTTTCCCGCTTTAATTAAAGAATCTTCTATCTCCCTAACTCTAATTCTTTCAGCCATGTCCTGCGGGGCTACCAAAAACGGCATCAGTACAGTTTTAATAGTTTCCTCTGGTAAAAGGAGATACTCATCCAGAACTAAAATATTCGCTCGGAAGCCACGAATCTTTTCACCGCTTAGAGGTATCGCTGTAATGCTTCCTCCGTTTATCCTCCATTCGAATTGATCGTTACGTTTAGACTTCGCGCCAAAAGCCTGAGCTAAAAGTTCTGCTCCTTTTGTTTCGACTATTTTTTCTAAGTTCTGGAATATGAATCTAGCGGTACGAAATGTCGGTCCCGCAATAAGAATTTTAGTATTAGGCTCGAATATACATTGAAGGAAACAATAAATAGATGCGATAAAAGTCTTGCCGCACCCACGTCCCCAAACACACATATTAAAGTTTCTATTAAAGAATCCTTTCAGAGTTACTTCTTGGAACGGAGCCAGCTTTATACCTGAAATAAGCTCTACTGTAAATCCTAAATTAGCCCGAAGAAACTTAGCTAAAGATATTTTTGCGGCTTTAGAATCTAACTCTCCTTTTAGTTCTAATAACTCTAAATTAGTGTCTTTGACATTTTGTTGATATTTTTCTGGAGCGTACCACATGTTAATCTAAATATGCAATAAGGATAACAAGCAAGATGATTAATAAAGCCTGCTCATAGGTTAATACTATATGACCTCTCATAACAATTTCAAATCGTAGGCATACTGCAAATCAATTTCCTTGTACTTGCAATCGCTAAAAAATATTCTTTTCATAACTCTGACTGATTCTATTCTATCTTTCACAAACAAGAATTGTACGTTTGGGTACTCTTGGATAATTGTGCGAATGTTATGAAATATATGTTGAGGGTTTGTCCTTACGTTTTTCTTATAGGTTCTTTTTAATTTATGAAACATCAAGCTTGCGTTATAGTCATTTTCTACAAGAACAACTAAATTCGCATTCTCAGATTCGGCCCTTTCTATCTCATCGCAAAATCTTTCGTAGCCGCCACTCAGAGTCCCTATTAAATCCTGTATTGATTTTCTTTCTATATAACAGTTGCATGTTAAGTCTTTGTCGCTTAAAGCGTAGTCGCCGTATTTCAGCCCCTTAACTTCTGTATGTACCCCCATGATGTCTAGAGGTTGCTGCTCTCTGGTATCTATGTAAATTTTTTCATGTTTATATTTCTCAGGATTATAAGCAAGCGGCTCTGTTATGGTTTTGTATTTAGTGGCTAAACCTACCTCTTCGCATATTTCGTTATAGTCTCCAAATACTTTTTGGTAATAAGCTACCGATGGACTCATAAGAGATCTAAGCTCGACTTGACAAGGGGCGAACTCTAAATCTTTTTTCTCTTTTCTACCGATAAGAAAGTTTTTAAAATACTCTTTCGCTACTGGCGGTTCTACGCAAGACATCCATTTTTTTAAATTGTTTTTATTGTTAAAATCAGTCGCAAAATAACTTTCTTTATTAACAAACTTTATTAGCTCATTATCATACTTATCCCTTCTTGGAAAATATTTATAATAATAATCTTTTATCTTTAACTTGTGGCTTTTTAAATGAGCATGCAAGCTCCTGTCTGATGGAAAAGTTTTGCCGCATTCTTCGCACTCAACCATTAAGAACCTCCTCTTCTGTCAGCCCCATAATTCTACATTTAATTTCGTCCATTGTAGAAAGCCTTTCGACTTCTTCCTCTAAAGCTTTCTTTCTGATTTCGGCGAGCTTGATCATTATATGACGAGACTCTTCGTCTTTCCACATCTCTACTAGATTTAAGATAGAAGCGTTTTCTTTAATCTGCTTACTGAGCCTCTGGCTCCTCTTCTCTTTTAGTTCGTTGAGAAGTTTTGTTTGCCTATTAACGCATTGATTATATTCTGTTTGCGCTGTGTTGATAGATTCAACCAAACTCATGGCCATTCTTTTTCCTTCTGTTTCTTCGGCCGCTTGGTCTAAAAGCTCTTGCAGTCTTTCTACTCTGATTTGAATATTTGAAGCTATCACTACCTCTGCAGACAGAACAATATACTGATCAACTTCCTCCTGTGTCAAGTCTGGTTTATCATGAGTATATCTTACAAAACTACTCTCAAAAAGATCCCTGTTGTCTTGAGAGGCGTAGTTTGATATTTGATGCAAAAATCTATAAGTGTGCATGTAGGCTATTAACCTAGATATGTTTTTTTTATCAGAAGCTTTGACGTTATTTTTATCAATACCTTCATGAACATATTTATTTATCCTTGATATAGCTTTCGTTTCGCTTTTTGGAGGCAGGTAATCGCTAGGAGATACCTCTCTTACTACTTCAGATAAAACAACTTTGTCATCTATTGATTTTACAAATGCGCTACACGCTCTAAATCTCATCTCAGAAGGATTTACCTTTTCTCCATATAAAGTTTCGCACATGTCGGTAATCTTCATGGTTGAGCAGTTATTATATAAAAAGTCCCTTTCTTCTTGATTTAATTCATAAGCTTCTTTTCTGTCTGAAGTGGCGATAGTCTTTTTCCCTCTAGAGGCTAAATAGCTCTTTATAGCCTTACCGTAAACGCTTCTCCCATCTCTGTACTTTTCATCTATATTTGGAAATATTAAAGCTACCAATTCTTTAATAGCCGTAACCCCTTTATCGTCATAAAAATCATCAATTTGACCTTCTTGTTCTTTAGTGAGGATGATCTCTTCTTTCTTCTTCATATGTTTATATTGTCGGAAACAATTTCTTTGGCTTTCTCTATAATAGACTTTTTAATATTTTTGATTTGTTTATAGCCGGGGCTCCTATTTTTTTCTGAAGTTTTATATCCTAATATTTTAGCAACTTCTTGTTCTGTTTTATCTTTTAAGTAAAGATTTTCGTAAACAATCCACTCGTTTACTTTCAATTTTTTCTTAAGTTGCTTATTAAGCCTTTTTAAAATTGCATCAAAGTCAAATTCTTTCAGCTCCATATTTTCTGTTTCATGCTCTACGGATTCCAAGGGACTCGGGAGCTTTGTTAAATAAGCGGCTTTTTTAGTTTTCTCCCATTGAGCAAACAACGGGCAGGATGAATTTTGAGTACCATAGATATAGCATAAAGATTCTGATTCGGCCGCTGCGCATTTCAAACAAGGTCTGCAATAATTACCGTAGTTGTTTCTTATCAGATTTTTAATCTGATTTGAAATTAGAGTATTTATCCAAGGAGCTAACGACTTAGATTGATCATAAAGATGCCATTTTTTAAAAATGTGAACTCTAATAATTTGAGAGACATCATCAAAATCCATCCAAGATAAAGCAGTTAAATTCCATCTGCCTCTTCTTTTATTTATCTCGACATCTATCTGTTCAATACAGTCTTCGAATTTGAGCTTTTTCTTTCTTGGCATCCTAGGGCTTCTTTATGCTTCCAGCATCATTTAAGAAGTCCTGTTCTATGTTTCTTTTTGAGTAAGATGAATCTCTCTCCCTAGATTCGTCTGAACTATCTTCTGTGGCACTACCAACTATATCTCCTAGTTTATGGACGTTTGATCCGAAAGTTTTAAAGTCAAACTCTAGGGCATTAATTTCTACTTCAAAGTTGTCTTCGTCTTCGTGATCCTCTTCCGCTATCTGTTGGGCTATTCTTTTGGTGGGCCTAGTCTTTGCATCAGAAGCTATATAAGGTTTACCACAGCTTCCACAAAACTTAGGTTTCTGCATGGAATAAGAGGATCCAGCTCCACAATGACTACAATAGATCTTCATGAGATTATTTACACTATATATTTTATAAGTTTTTTGCAAATATACAAAAAAAAGTGTAAACTTTAGTATGGAAAATATAAAGTTTTCCAACTGCGAAGGTGTGGAGTACGAAATAAAATGGAGGAAACCTCATCGTAGTTATAACGCAGATGGTCTTTGTTGTAACCCTCAAATCAAAGATCCAAAAATACTAATTGATCCAACTCTTAAAGAAAATCGGTCTTTAAGTGTGTTAATAGAAGAAGTTACTCACGCCTTCTTTTGGGATATTCCAGAAAAAGACGTAAGGAAATTTGCTCCAAGATTAGCTAAAATTATAAAAAAAGCTGGATGGGCTAAACAGGAATCTGATTAACTTTAGTCACTATAAACTTAGTAAGTTCAGATCTCACAATGTCACTTTCATCAAATTCGAAAGTATGAATACCTGCGTGTCTACTCTCTTCGTCATCAAAAGCCCCGTAAAGCTTCTCAAAACCCCCTCTATTGCCATTTTTTAAGTCAGTCTGCATTGGGTCTGCCATAATAAAACAACGTGAGTATTTGCCTATCCTCGTGAGAACTGTGACTATCTCTCTAAAAGAGCTATTCTGGGCTTCGTCAAGAAGTATAGCTTTTCCATTCCAGCTCATCCCTCTTGCAAAATTGACTGGATGAATAGAAACTCTTTTTTCTTTCTGTAGTTTTTTAACAGTCTCTTCATTCAATAATTCGTCCAACTTGTCCATAAATGGTAAATTGTAGTAATGAAGCTTTTCATCTGCGTCTCCGGGCAGGAATCCTAATCTAGAGTCAGAGCTTTCTACGGCAGAACGCATATAAATGACATCTGATACTTTGGAGTTATTTAATAGTTGTAAAGCTGAATAAACTGCGGTTAAAGTTTTAGAACTTCCGGCTGGACCCTTGCATAATATTAATCTAGTGTTTTTATCAAGAGATAACTCTATGAATCGTTTTTGTTTTTCTGTCCAAGGTAATTCGTCTATATAAAAATTGTCTTTTGGCTTAATTGGTTCCCTTTGATGAATTTTCACCTTACCGTCCGTCACTTCAAGAGATTCGAAGTCTCCTGCTCGTTTAACTTTTGACATCAATTATATTTTACACTTGTTTTCGTGTAATTACTATAAAAGTTATGAACGGGACTACTAATATCACACCTTCGGAAATTGTTAACGTTAT